TGGCGTCGTAGGATAGGAGGCTGTTGATCGCGGAGGTGCGCTGGTCGACGGGCACGCCGGGTGCGGGTACGAAGGCCATGGGCTCGTTTAGCGGGTTTTCGGACTCGGCCAGGAGGTCGATCAGGGTCGTGCCGCCGGCCTCGGAGAGTGCGGGGGAACCGCCGGCCTTGGGGTCGATCAGGCGCATTACGGGCTCGCCGTAGCCGAGATCGGACTCGATTTGGCGGAAGAGGGCTCGGTACTCGGAGATAGACCGGCCGGCATCAAGAGTTTGGGCGGGCCCGAGCTTGCCGTCGGGCTTCTCGGAGGGTAGCGCCCACTCGCCATAGTTACTAAAGTCCGGGAACTCGCGGACTACGATGCGCTTGCCGTCCTCGTACACCAGGAGCCACAGGCAGAACCAATTCCGGGCGCCCGCCGGGTCGCAGACCATGTACAGGGTGCCGCCGGGTGGCACTTTGGAGGCCGGGATGCAGTGGATATCGGGTCTGAAACGGGCGAAGGCCTTGCCGATGTTGTCCGAGGCCCAGCCGTAGGCACGGGTCAGGACCTGGCCCATGGGCGAGGTGACTAACTTGCTCTTCATCTCGTCGAATGGGTTGTACGGGTTGTCCTCCGAGAAGAAGAACACGGTGCGACGGTTGGTCTGGGGCTGCACCATGGTGCGGGCACATTTACCAACGGGCCACGCGGGCAGCGCTTGCTTGCCCTTGATGAGCTCGGCGTCGTCGAAGCGTGTGATGGCAGAGCCGGCGGTGAACTCCTTGTAGACACTGGCAACGCCTTCGAGGGGGGTTTGGGTCACGAGGAGCTTGCCGCGGCGCGTGATCAGGCGGTAGCGCAGTGTGTCCACCCAGGACTGCGGAACAAGCTCGTCACACCAGATCATGTCGGCCTCGCGTCCCTCGATGGTGTTCTCGGACTGGGTGTAGTTTAGGAAGTCACAGCGGCTGCCGTTGGGTAGGATGAATGAGCCGTCGGTAAAGCCATTTTTGCGGCTGTAGTTCAGGTAGTGAATACGGCCCTTCTTGGTGGCCCGGAGTGCGACGGGCAGGTAGTTGTAGATGGCGGGCTGCTGGACGGTGACCGAGGTGGCGTGTGATGTGTGGCAGCAGAGCACGCTGGCGTTTTCCTTCTCGAGGAGGGTTTGCACCACGCGGCGTGCGGCCCACAGGGTTTTACCGGCGCGGTTGCCGCCGGAGATGAGGAGCTCCTGGGTGGCCTGGAACTCGGTGTTGGCAATCTCCCAGTGGTCCGGGATAAAGCCGTAGGTGTACGGGTCTGCCTTTTCAAGTAGCACGAGCTGGGTGCGCTTCTGCTTGAGCTCGAGTGCGCGGGGGTGCGAGGCGTCGACCCGGGGGATGACGGGGTGCAGGGGTTGTTCGTTCCACCAGCCGGTGTTGCAGGCGTCGGAGCAGAAGCGCTTCTGCTTGGGGCCTTCGCGGACCTTGATGATCTCGAAGGGCTTGGAGCAGGTGAGGCAAAGTGGTTGGCTCATTTATCAATATTTTTCGTTTTGGAGAACCCGTCGACTTTTACCGTCGCCGCGGAATGCCCGACCCCCTCCCCCCGGGGGCCCGGGCGGCCTGGTGTCTGCCTTGTGTAACGGGGTAGGACATTGGGTCTGTCGAGGGGTGCTGACGTGCGTTTCGATCAATGTTTGCAGGGATTTGCTGCGTGTTTGAGCGTCGAAGTGAATATAACTGCTATTGTAGGCATGAGTGCCAGAAACAGGCCTAAAAGCGTGGTTTTCAGTGGTGCTGCCGCGGTAGGGGTAGGACATTTTGGGCCACTACCTAAATCAGGTCGGGCGTCTGCTCGTCGTTCACAGTGGTCACATTGCGCTCTTTCATGTCCTTCATAAGGTCGCGGTGGCTCACTGAGGCCGTCATTGCGAGATGAATGCTGGTGGGCTGGCCTTTGATATTAGCCAGCTTGTCGGTTAGCACGGCCACCGCTACGGGTAAACTACGGTCATCTATGAACGCCATTGATTCCTGAGCTAATCGTTTTGTGCCTTTCCAGATAGCAACCTCCAGAAATCCAGTAACGTCCTTCCTCCAGTCCTCCTCATTTTCAGGGTAGTCTGCTGGGACTTTGACTCCTCTGATGTATTTCAAGGCGGTGTGCTCGCTCAGTCCTGTTTCTGCAGCAATGGTGGCAAGTGACTTGTTGGCCACGATACCCTCCACAATCTTGTCAGCCTTGTCTTGGTCCAGCTTAGAGTTTGGGTGCTGGTTGGTCGGTGGCTTGACGTAACCAACCTCTTCTGCGGCCTTCCTGATCTTGTCTTTGAACTCTTTGGGCAGCTTAGGGTCATCACGTAGTGCCCACGTTACGCGGTTTCTGTCTGTCCCGGCTTTTGCCGCCACATCATTCAGTGACGCCCTTGTCTTCTTACCCGGCATAAGGCGCAAAGCTAAAGGGGAACTCTCCCCAGTGGTTGAGTTGCTTCTTGGGCTTCATGGAATAGTGCTGCACTCCGGCCAGGGTCATCCTGACTGCGGCAGCGTAATCCTCACTGAGATACTCGAGTTTGCTGGGCATAGATTCCATGGCGAACGGCATCCATAAGGTCGGGAAGCGCTCGACGCGCACATCGTCGCACCAATCGATCCTGTATGGGTTCTGCACTGCTGACCCTTCCAGCATCTCAAGCGTCGCCAGAAGGCATTTACGGGGGATTGCGAGGCATCCCGATGCGAACATCTTAATCGGCACCAGCTCCGCTGCGCACTCAGCGTCATTCACCTGGTGCTTCAGGGCCTGTAGGTGCTCCACCTTCGGACGTAGGGCCGGCCTGGCGGGCAGTGAGCGGCAGGAGTAGGGGATGCAGACCGTTGCCTGGTGTTCATGGGCCAACTCGGCCATGCGGACTACATCGGCCGCGGCGAACTCAATGTCGTGGTCTAGTTGGACCCAGACGTCCTTGCCAGAGTCGAGGAACCACTTCGTGGCACGGCACCGGGACCGGCTAATGAGGGCATCCTCCCGGATGGTGCGCAGATCGGTCTGCCTGTCCGAGCGGGCGAACGTGGCCGTCAAGTCGACCCAGGACATCATGCACGCAGCACTGATGCCGCCGTAGGCGTACATTGAGACATGGATTGAAGGCCTGGTGCCTGCCTGGGTTATGCCTTGCACCTTGCTGGTCGGCTGCGGTGCGTAAATGAATGGATCTTCCATCTGTGGGGATTCTGCATTGGTTGCGGTCATGGTTCAATGTCCTTCCGTTGGCTTGCGAGGTAGAGCTCGTGGCCCTTGGTGATAAGGTAGACCACGCTGCCTCGGGGCACCTGGCAGGCCGCGGCAACGTCGTTCAAACTGAGGCCACGGTCCCGCAGGTCGTAGGCCTTGCGAGCCAGGTCGGGTGTGTGCCTCTGCTCGGTGACTTCGGGCTCATCCTGCATCACCGGGGCTGGTGTGCCGTCTTCCTTGAACGCCATGTCCTTGGGATACGATAGCCAGCCACGCTGCACGCCTATTTTTATGAGTCTCGGTGCTTCCATCAATAGTTTTGTTGTGTTTGTTGTTATCATAACAGTGAGATGTCTAATGGTGTTGCGGGCAAGTGCTGCCTACCCTGACCGCTTTTGTCTCCTATAAGCTGAAATATGCGTTGTCTATGTGCCTTGCCACTGGCGCCGGGGTGGATAACGCAACCAAACCTCCCGTCTGCCTGGACAACGAGGTGGTTGCGCTGCTTGTCCCCACCTACCTCGGCACAGGCTGGGCACTGCCCGACCATTTTCGAGCCAATTTTGCGTAGGCCTGCCACTGTCAAGCGGTGTCTAGTGTTTGGGACGGGAGGGACGGCATTTCCGAACTCCATCCCTACCCTGGAGCAGCCTATACCCCCTTTTACACTTCTAGCACCGAGTTGAGAAGTGCCGTCCCCCGTCCCAAACGCTTGACAACGCTTGACAGATCCAGTGCTTTTCATGCGGTCAAGGTCACTTTCATGTAGCCTCGGGACTGTTGTTGTTGACCGTCGCTACGTTGAATGTGGTTCGACGGGATGGCCTGGTGTATCTCCAGCATGAGTTCAGCGGCACGTTTCTGGAAACGCTTCTCCGGTTCCGGCCCCCATTCCTTGTTGTTACACATCGTCATGTAGGCGCTATACAGTTCCTCGGTTGTGATACAATCCGACGACATACTGCTACCCCTGACATGATTAACGACAAAGTATCTAACACTGTCGCTCTCGCTCAACAGATTATCAATCATCCAGCGCTGCCTCTCGGTCACCGGGAACGGCCTACCGGCCTGCATGACCCGGCACAGATCCTCCGCGCCCTCCAGGAACCAGTTCAATATACCGCTGCCCTCGCGCTCAATCATCACATCGTGGTAATTGGGGATCACCTTCTCCGGCTTGGGCTGGCTGAAGTCGAGCAGCAGCAACCTTCTTGACCACGCGCCCAGGTCTCCCTGCACGTTCACCTTTAGCCTGCTATTGGCCGTCACAATGACGTTCCAGTCGCCCACCACCGCTTTGGCCCCGCTCTTCCCCTTAAACTCCACGCTCAACCTATCGCCGCCCGTCAGCGCCTTGAGCTGCTGGCTCTCCTCGCAGCTCAGAAAGTCCGGCGGCACGTCGCTGCCGATCAGCAGTGTCCTATCGTGGAAGTTGGCCAGCTCGAACCGGCTGCCCAGGTGCGCGGTCCGCAGCTCGCTGCAGTTCTCATCACCCACCAACCGCCGCACCAGCCCGGTCACCGTGCTCTTCCCGCCGCCACCAGTTCCCGTCAGCAGCAGTATGACCTGCGGCCTGTTCCTCTGCAGCAGCGCCAGGCCTCCCCATCTCTGCAGCAGCATCTGGTCATCCTTCTCGGGCAGCGCATGATCCATGAAGGCCTGCCACATCGGGCTTTGCGCATCCTGGACATACCGCACCGGCGTCTGGTTCCTGCTCATCCACTCCGGCCCGAACCCGTGCATCTCATACGGCGCAGCCCTTAAATCCACCATGACATTGGAGCAGTGGACCACGCTGTCGGGCCTGGAGAACGGATTGCGCTCCACCTGCAGCCGCCCGATCAGATCCACCACCTGATCCGCAAAGCTCGCTGTGAGCCTCGTCAGCAGGGCCGGCAGCCTCGGGTCCTCCGTAGACGCCACTTGATCCAACAGAACGCGCCTGGCGGTCTCCAGGGCCTTCTGCGCCATCTCCTCGCGGCTCATGCTCATCCAGATCCCGCGGTCCCCGTGATACCAGTAGTGCATCCCGGTGACCGCATCGAAGAGGAACCGCTCCTTGTGCGCCATGTAGGCCGCGAAGAACGGCGCCTGCAGATTGCCGGTGCCGCTCCGGCCGAACGTCCACGGCACGCCATGCTGCCGGATCAACTGCGCGATCTCATCCCTGCTTCCCGGCGCCGGCCATCCCTCGGGCCACCGTATCTGTGAGAACTCCAGCGCCACCGGCGGCCTGTCCACCAGCACGCTATACTCGCACCCGCTCGGGTGCAGGCCCTTGACAGTGCTCAAATTACCCGTGCTTCGCCACTCGTACAGCGGCTTGCCGAGCAACCGATCACCCACCTGTATCATCTCGGTCGTGCTCCGCTCCGCGCAGGGCCCCGGGTACTTGCCCGTCACCCGCACCCCAATCTGCGCCCCGCGTTTGCCCTTCCACCGCGCACTGCCCTGCAGCATCGGGTTCACTCTCAGGAACGACTCCAGGCTGCCCTCATCATCAAAGTCAATGGCGCACAGCCCGCCGGAGAACTCCCCGAGCCTCACCGCCACGTTCCCGTGCTCAAGCATGACCCGGTACACGTCCCGCTTGGTGCTCTCCATGGTCTCCTGGGTGTACTTCACCATCGGAATCTTGGTCCCCGGGCCCTGCGGCACCAGGAACAGCGGCGTGCCCAGCCAGCCCTCGATCTCTTGCGTCGTCATCATAACAGTTCCCTGATCAGTGTTCTGAAGGCTCGTTCTGCTGTTGCCGGGACAACACCGTTACCGAGGAGTCGGAGTTCATCCGTTCGATTGTCACCGGAGACACACAACTGGGCATAGTCCATCCCACTGGAAGACCCATCAGGGTTTCCACCCAACGGGGGTTGAGTTTGCCATTGCTCTTGTTGCTCTGGGTTGTTTGCCCAGTCAGCGTGTCCTCTGGTTTCCCCGCTGCTAACCTCGCTTGGTTCATCATCCATCCTTCCGCATCTTTCGTCCTCGGGGTCGCCCAGCTCTTCACCTGCGCCGTCAACGGCATGGTCGCTACATCCCCTTTGGCTTGGCGTAGTGCCCATGTTTCCGGGTTCTCGTCCGTTGTCTTGCCGGCTCTCGGTGTCGCCCAGCTCTTCACCTGCTGGTCCAGCTTGTCGGTCATGCTCCCGTCCTTCTGCCTGTGCGCTCCGGTCGACACGGTGGCTGTCTGCCATTGCGCTTGAGCCAATAGACTGTGTTGCTGCCCTTTCGGCTGTCTCCCCTCTCTGACTGCTCTCCTGCTGTTCGTGTTTGGGGCTTCTGGTGCCTGTGTTGGAGTGTGCCACAACCCTGGGCGGCTCCCATCCGTACTGCTGCTCGCCGGGACGGGAGGGCCATGCATGGCTGTCACAGCCACTGTGAGCGGACGATGTAGTTGTCCGAGGTTGGGATTTGCTGACTTCTTGCGAGCATTGCGCTGTTCCCATTGTTCCTGCGTCTCCTGTGGACGCTCGCCGTCCATCCCGCTCGGCGTCGGCCAATTCCCTGGGGCGGGATGGCCATGCTTCTCCTCTAGGTTGACAGCATCCGGCAAAAGATCCCCCCGCATCTTGCCGTCTTTCCGTTGCAACGTCGTGTAACAGCCCTTCCAGTCCCGTGCCGAGCTTGTGGGCCAAGATGAACACCCGCTTTCTCTGGTGTGGCGCTCCGCATTCAGACGCGCTGAATATGCCCCACGTCGTTCGATAACCCATTCCTGCCAGGTCTTCGATGACGTCGGACAACCCCAAGCTGATATGTCCTTCGACGTTTTCAAAGAAGCAGCACCGAGGCCTGAGAAGTCGAATACCGTCTGCGATGTAGGGCCAGAGGTGCCTTGGGTCGTCCTTGCCCCGGCGTTGGCCGGCTGCACTGAAGGGCTGACATGGGTAGCCCCCAGTGAGGATGTCCACTCGGTCGCGAAACGCTGCCCAAGGAAAGGTCTTAAGATCCGGCCAGATAGGTGCTGGGTCCATGAGTCCCGCTTCCATTTTGCTGACCAGATTCGCAATTGCGAAGGCTTCGATCTCACAAAGACTGATTGTGCGCAGACTTGGGATTGCTCGTTTGAGTCCAAGCTCAATGCCTCCGTATCCAGCGCAGAGGCCAAGGTGTGTAACTGCTTTGGAAGTATCCATGTCATTCCGACCTCCTCTCAAATGCCAACGCCTCCTCTGATATAAACCAGCCCTTCGGCCACTCGGTCAGGTAGATCCCGCCCAGCGTCCGCACCCTACTCAACGCCACATAGGCCTGGCCGGGCTCCCGGGCCGCCCTGATGTCAATCCTCGCGGCATCCAGGGTCAGTCCCTGCGCCCGGTGTATCGTCATAGCGTAGGCCAATCGAAGCGGGTATTGTTGGACGGTCACCCCCAGCGACTCAAAGAACCATTTGCGCCGGCCCAGTGAAATCTTCTCACCGCGGCTCTCGACCAGGATATCCCCAC